GTTATTTCATAATCTTTTATACTGTTGTCAGTTGTAAGTACATCAATAGTTTTTTCTAAATCAGCATCACCTCTTCTCTTATCAGCTTTTAATTTTTTTAATTCTTTTTGTAGCTCTTTAACCTTATCAGCAGCTTCTATCTCTTCGATCATTCCATCATAGGTCATACTCCACACATCCCCTCACATATACTATCAAATAGACTAGGCTCATCCTTTTTCTTTTTAACAGTTAAATCTGCATCCTTTAAAGGTACTGCTGATCTGTGTAAAAAATATTCTACTTCATCTCTTTCAGTACCATATAATCCTGTTCTTAAATCTTCATCCAACTTCAGTACATTTTCCCACTCTTGTTTGTTAGCTTTTACATTCTGCCATTCTGTATTGTCATGGTAAGGACAAAAAGTACAAGCTGATCTAGGTGGCTCTGGATAATTATTTTCTTTCATCCAATCTTTACATCCTTGTCTAGTTACTTTCATATCAATCAAAGGATAATTAAAAGTAATATAATGATATGTACTTGTTCTCATTCTTTGAGGTTCGTCCCTTGATATACCAAAATATTGATCTACTTTGTAAGTCTTTGGAACTTTGACACCTTTACCAACGCCAAGTAATTCTCTTATCTTTCTTGTAATAGGCTCAATCTTATATGTTGATGTACATGCTCTTCTTATGATACCTTTCTTTCCTGTTTTTTTATTTCTTGTAAACATAGGAATAGAAACACCCCTTTTATAATTACCTGCATTAGAAAATCTTAAATCATCTGGTAAAGAACCAGCAGATATAATTAATACTGGAAAAGAAAGCTGAGATTTCAACCATTCTAACCATTCATAAACTTGTTTAGGTTCGCCTTGCGTGTCGGAAAATATTGCGTAATCTGGTTTAGGTGCTAAACCTTTTTCCATCATCAATGCAAGTGTTGATGATTGTACTCCTGCACCAAGAGATAATATTTTTAA